CTTCATGAAACCTTCTACCGCAAAAGGAACCATTCCAGAAAGTGTTGGTAGAGCATTGGTTTCTACAGAAGTACCATCCCTGAACCTAACAGCACCAAGTAACTTAAGATCTCCAGATAGAGAAGCGAAAGGTCTAGCAATACTAGGAGCTTCAAAACTAGGAGCAAACTCAACCCCAGACATTTCTGGAGCAGAGTGATCAAAAGTCATAAGATCATGAGAGCCGTGAAGACCGCTACCAGTAAATCTAAGATGAAGATCATAAGGAACTCTATAAGAATCTTTAATTTCTGTTTCTATCATGTCATGCGTAAACTTTAGATACTCAGTCCTAGTAGGATCTTCAGCCATCAAAGTCGCACCCTTCGCAGTCATAGCATAGCTACCATGTAATCCACTAACGGTAATATCATTATTATTTCCAATTTGGAAACCATTATCACCTATGGCTGGAAGATTATTACCTATAGAAATTACATTCATGTTGGCAGCATTTGAACTAATATTACTACCAAGGAATATATTACCACTTCCAACTGACAAGGTATTTACATTGTTATTTCCAAGGATTGTATTGCCAGAAGCTAGAGTAAAACCGTTAGCAGAATTGTGTCCAACAACAATATTGCCAGAACCTATTGCGCTAGACTTGGAGGAGCTGCTACCAATCACTGTGTTTCCAGAACCTGTAGCAATCCCTTCTGCTGACCTAAAGCCAACAGCGACATTGTTAGAGCCAGTTAAAATACCACTCAAAGCTCCATAACCATAGGCAGTATTTCTAACACCAGAGATAGCAGATCTATTAAGAGGAGAAAGTATACCAGCAAAGGTATTACCACTGTCCATAGTGTCTGTGAACACTAAGTTATCTTGTGAATCAAATCTACTTCTTGTTACAGTTGCTATGTTTCCACTACTATCTAAGAACTGAAGCTTTTGAGATCTATTAGGTATAAAATCATATTTTACATAAAGTCTACCAAAACCACTATCGTATATTGGATTGATAGTAAGGTTATCATCCATAACTTCATGCATCTTGATCACACCGCTTGGATGACCAGATCCACCAATAGTTAATAATTCACTAAGCTCTCCAACCCCACTAGAGCAAATGCCAACATAGCCACTTTCTGATATAGCTGTAGCCATTACACCGCTAGTAGTTTGATAGATTGTTATACTACCAAGCTTATCGACAGAATCATACTTTACTTCTAGCCCATCCGATACGCAATTGTTTCCTGTAAGTAATTGCAAAGCACTGCTAACGTCACCAGCGTTTTCAGCAGTAATTCTTGCTTCTGCATTAGTGTCAGATCTAACGTTAAATATTGTCGCTGGAGTAAGTGAAAATCCAGCACCCTCATGATCAAAATTATTTATACCAAAAACACCCTTATCACTAGCGCTATTCGGTTTTTTCATTAACATGAAATGATTAGTAGAATATGAATCATTGTCATATGAACTAAATACTAGTCTATCGGTATTCAAACCTTCAGAGTCAAGAGTTTGATCATCAACATAAGTTATTTCAAATCCCTGTAAGAAATCCTTAAGATTTTCTCCAGAATTTAAAACTTTGTTACCAGTTAAAAATCTTTGGATAACATTGATGTCCCCAGACTCTGGAGCGGCGATGGTAAAGATGTAGTCGTTATTAACACCAGAATTTGCTAATAAATTAAAATCACCAAGTCCAGCGTAATCACCACTATTGTCTACAATGTTTTCTTTAGCTATGAATGCTCTGCCACTCTCCAAGAATAAACCTTTACATTCATTGAACAAAGGTCCATATCCATAATGTAATAAAGATACATTTCCGCTATCTAGAACTCTACCAGTTTTAACATGGCATCCACTGCCCATATGCAAGCTAATATTACTATTCCAACTAGACCTAGTATAAAGAGTGTCTTCGTCTAGGCAGTCTGCTAGAAGTGGATCTAAGCTAGTGCTTGGCTTGAAGATAAATTCATATTCTCTAAACTCAGCTGGAGAAGTACCACTTCCTCTAGCTATAAATCCAGCGCCTTCTAGTTCAGCATCTGTAAGATAGCCCTGTGGGTGATTTGTCTCAGGATCGAACAAAACATTAAAATTAATACCACTGACTGTACCGCCATCAATCGTATCGAAAGTGCCACTAGAAGCTAAATGTATAGTTTTAGTGAGGTAATGGCTTTGCTGAGTTGCTACAAAGGATTCTAACTCAGTAATACCGCTAACAGTAAGATTATTACCAATGTGTACATTTGAAGATATATTGGCGTTTTTAGTCCACAGGTCTTTCCATTCGTGATGACCATATCCTAGATCGTATGTTTGAGATGTGCCAAACGGAACGAAGTCTCCAGAAGAAATTAAATATGGATCATAATCAAAAAACTGGGTGATTAAGGATTCGCTAGATATAAGGGCAGAACCACTCATGACTACACCATGAGACAAATATAGTTTATCCCAATAGTAAGATGAGTGACCAAGATTAAAATCACGATCCATAGAAGGAGATATATTACCGCTTGTCTGTAATGTTCCTACTTCCTTGCTATGAAGACCTCTAGTTCCAACACCCAAAATTAAATTATTATTTGTTAGATCGCCATAAACAAGCGGCGTTAAGCCTGTACCTTCAGGATTTGAACAAACGAAACTATGATCGACGGCGTGTGAGCCAATGTACAATTTATAGTCTGTACCTGTTGCAGCATAATATCCAGCTCCTTGCCCTATTGCTATGTTCCAATTGCCATTCTTGTTTCTGCTTAAAGAGTGAGAACCTACGCCTACATTGCCATAACCATTAATATTTCCAGTTAAAGCATGTCTACCAATCGCAGCATTCTCTACGCCATATATATTACAAGATAAAGCACTGGCTCCTAAAGCTGTATTACCACTACCTTGATAACTAGAATACAAAGCTTGGTAGCCAACAGCTGTGTCGTCTGTAGTTGTGTAATTAGGAAGGTCTAGCTTATCTAAAGCCTCTAAGCCTATCTTTACACTTCTTGTGCTAGGTGTAGAGAAATTATTAGAAATTAAATCAGCTATCGTTAAATTTAATTCAGGATCAAGTAGGTTATTGACAGAATCAATAATGTCTATTAAATTATGACGAATATCGTGTGGAGAAATTTGACCAGTAATATTATCATTAATTTCAGAGTTTATATTCTCTGTTATCTGACTCTTGGACAGGTTAGCCATAGTTATTGGTCTCTCTGGTATATTATATTATTTAAGGCTAATTTCTAAAGAATTTGAATCAAACTTTATTGTATCTCCAGTGTATACGAATCTTGGGTTTTCTAAAGTCGCAGACATGAGAATGTTCCCAGCGCCATATGTAGCACTATCCAGCACAGCTATGCCAGAAACCCATCCCCAATCTGTAACAGCAGACTGAAAAACGATTTGATTTTTATTTTTAATAAAACCATTTCCTTCATATTCTCTATAGCTAGGATCTGTTGAGCCATAATCACCAGAAACAACAACGCCATCTGGACCAAAAAACTGTACACCCGGAAAAATAGTTTCAAATGTAAAAGTACTGGCTGATGGTGAACCAGCTGTAGAAGCAGCAACAGCGGTTGGAGAATCTAGATATAATGGATAAAAGTATCCACTATGATTAGGAATATCGCTATTTACTTGGAATGCAGTACTGTTATCAGTACCTACCAAGTTCCATACGCCACTACCACTAGAAGACGAACCAAGGTCTATTCTACTGTAATTGGTAGATACATGGTTTAGACCTCTCATAGCTCCCGAAGGAAGCTCATCAATCGTAGCCCCTGTGTCAGTGTCCTTTGGCGGTGCAGCAGTCAAAGCAACGGATAAAGAGGTGGGAGGGGTAAAAGTTTCTCCAAAAAATATGTGAGAAAGTATTCCTGATTCAAGGTAATCAGATAGTGCAGCCATTTTATTCTCCTAAGAAAAAGAGTCCTGACAGTTCGATCTAATGGTATATACACGAAAAAAGCCACCCCCAGCGAATGAAGGTGGCTTTTCTAGTTTATGGCTATAAACAATTAGAATGAGCCAAGAATCACTCTACGATTGTCTAGAACGCCAAATCCAAGCTCTGCAAAGCCATAGTAGCCAGCTCTTTGCTGACGATGGAGAGTTGGGTCTTCAAAGACCTGCAACTGCTCCTTAACGGGCATTACGAAGCTGTCATTGCTAGACTGATCAAGACCAACAACCAATTCAAGGTCACTAGTCTGAACAGCGCCACTGAGTTCTCCAGTGAAGAATGTTTGATATTCTTGACCTTCACCAAGCTCGTCCAGATCTGTAAGGTTAACACCAAAGATTCTGGTAATTGGAGCGCCACCTTCTGGAGCGGTATAGATCTCACGACGAGTAACTTCGTCAACTTGATCCAATCCCCAGCTACGGACATCTTCCAAAGCTTCTGGAGAGACATAGAGATCAGTAAGGCGACCACGCCCAGCTGAAGCACTATTTCCACCAGAGTTTCGACGCATAACAGTTTGCATGAGAGAAACAAGTCTCTTGCTGAATAGTCCAGCAGTTGCATCACCGTCAAAGACAAGGATGTTACGGTCAACGCCAGCGGCGAGGAGAGTGTGCCATCCATCATCATTCATCTTCTTGGTAAAACCAGCTTCCATGACTTGCATGGCGCGACCAACAACGTCCCAACGAGCGTCACGGGCATATCGGAGAAGATAATCAACCGATGATGCAATGGCGTAAGTTGGAATCATGACGTAATCGCCTTCTACTGAACGCTCTGGTATTCTACCATGACCGGGATTAGTGTAAGCTACATGCTCACCTTCAAGTCCGGGGCTGATAAGATCAAGAGGAAATTCAGTTGTTGAGCCAGCTTCTACATTAATGGTTTCAAAAATGTTACCAAGAATGTTTCCAACAAGGACACCCTTGCGGAGTGGAAGCTCAAGTGCTTTAGCGAATTCTCGCTGTGCAGCTTGGGCTACGTTTACATCTGCATCTCCTGATTTCTTCAGAAGACCGATGAATTCATCACTAGGTCTTTCATTAATAGGCATGTGTTTTTCTCCTTTTTGTATTATATTAGTTAGCGCCAAAGTTAGGCAAGTTGACTTCGACCTTTACATATCCGTCTTCATCCTTACTTGAAAGGAATCGACCGATAGCAAGATTACCAGAAGCAGCAGCTGTTGCAGCGTCAGTTCTGATGTTACCAGCGGTAGCTGAGTCAGCGTAAGCAACCTTGCCAGCAACTGGAGTACCAGTGATGCTGTTGGTTACAACGTAACCCTTACGAAGAACAGTAACCTTACCACCCTTTTGCACTTCATCTTTGTGCTGATTCAAGTGGGTTCTTGTGAGATCCTTATTAACTACATCGTTAAGAAGGATACCAACAGGTACATCTGTAGCAGTTACCTGCTTGTACTTCACAAGGTTAACACCTTGATCCATAGCAGCACCCGATCCAGCCGTATCATGTACAACAACACCACCGCGAGTTGCGGTTCCATCATTGTAGAAAAAACTGATATCTGTCTGGAGTTCTAATCTATCTGATTTTAGAGCCATGTTAAATTCTCCTTTTAATTATTTGCTAAGTACGTTGTTTTCAAGCCATTCAGCGACACTCGCTCTTGTGGCTTCAAGTTCGTCGGTTTCGTCAGAAGCATCGACAAGAGTAGCTTCAGAAGTTTCGACATCTTCCAATGCCTCTTCAGCTGCAACTTCAGCTTCAGCTTCTTCAACTTCAGCTTCTGCTTCTTCTGATCCCATTGAAGGTTTCTTAGGAACAGTAGCTTCTTCTTTATCTTCTGGTTTCACTGCGCCCTTCTTCTTCTTCATTTCCTCTACATCTTTTACAGCTGCGAGGATAGCTTCAAAAGCAGTATCGTCGAAATCTTCGTAAGAAGCGACAGCTTCATCAGCTGCTTCAGCGTCATATCCAATTTCGATGAGAGAAGCCTTTCGTTTTTCTGTGGCTTCCTTCTTCTTCATCTTGCGAAGTTCTTCCATCTTTTCCTTCATATCAGCTTCAACCTTTTCGGCTTCTGCTTGAAGTTCTGCGATGGTAGCATCCTTAGAAGCAATAGAATCTTCAAGAGCTTTAAGTTCTGCTCCTTGTTTTTCCATTCTCTTCTTCATTTCTGCTTCTTCTTCTTCTTTCTTCTTCTTTACTGTAGCCCTTTCAGTTTCAAGGGCTTCATTTGCAGATGCTAGCTCACTACGAACTTCAGCAAGCTGCTGTTCTAAAACACTGGTATCACTCATATCTGAGCCTCCTAAAGTTAATAAATCACTACTAATTGAACTAGCCCTGCTAGCGTCCAAAATTACACTTCTGGGATTAGCGGGTTTGGCAACCAAACCTTTACCCGAAAAAGAAATGTCTCGTAAAGAGCGTCCAACCTTTTTACCCTCATACTCTCCTGTACCACCATACGCTCTTAAATGTTTTGTAAGGAAGGCCGAACCTTCGTTTCTCTCTAGTATAGATGCGGTTCCTTTTGCCTCGTCATAGAGGGAATAATCGAAACCAGCGAAAAGACATTCCATAGATACAAACCATTTGCCTTCTTCGATTTCAGCAATGATTTGATTCATGCGTTGTCTATTCTCTGCTTCAGTCCAACTATTATAAAGAACTGCCTCTGTAATAATGTCGAATTCTTTGGGAGCTTCATCAGCTTCTACCTTGTCACCGTCTCTATTAATAACATAACTACCAGTGATATGACCAATAATATCATTCTCATTATGCATCAAATTGAATTGTTTGTCTTCTGGCGTATTACGTGCTGCCCATGTTGCATCAGCTGTAAAGACATCATCGTTTTTGTTCCAGCCCGTGGACACCAAAACTGCCTTAATATAATATAAATCAACCTGCTTTGGATTAGCACTTTCTGCAAGAACTTTATCCGCAAAAGCTACAGCGTCTTCATCTCCCACTTTGCAGAGAGTTGCAGGCGCACAATAAGCCACACTTGCACTAGCTTGTACAAGATCGGCAATACCATCAGATATTTCTTGTGGATATATTTTCATTATCACTCCTCATCAACATTATACACAAAATACAAAAATTTCCGCTAATAGACCATTTTGTGTTCAATATAAGAACCTATCACATGTTTTCTGTAAGTATCTATGTTCATACTCTCAATGTTAATATTCTTATCTTTTAGGTCTTCTGCAAAAGTTTTTGGCATTTTTACGTTAGAATTTAAGGAGTTAAATATAGTTGTTTCAGATACCTCATCCCCAATATTAAAATTGGTGAATACGTCTAGTTTTAGCTGTTCTAGATCATTAAATTGACCTTTAGTTAATTGACGTAAATTTTTCTTTTTATTAACATTTAGAAAAGCCTTTGTAATCACATCAGAAACTTTGGCCCAAGATTCTTCAGCATACACAAACGCTTCAGCAACAGAGGGTGTAGATTGTGGTTTTTGTGTTCGTTTTTTTCTAGGACCATCATCTTGTTTGAATAAAGGTCTTCCCCCGTCTACGTTGACATCAGTATTCTTGTCATCTGGAGAAGGCGGTAAATCTACAGGCTTAGATGGCTTATTATCCATTTCTGATGGTTTTGGAGGTGGATGGAAAGGACCAGCTTTTTCTGGACCAATAGTGTCTCTCTTACTAAGCTCTCGTTTGATCCTAATGTTTTCAACTTGAGGTATTTCTTTAAATCTTTGCAGAAGTGTCTCATGACTGATAATGTCTCTATCTGCAAGCTGAATAAGCAAATTCTTTTCAGCAGCCTCGTCAGACAAAGACATTTGATCAAATTGTATGTGAGCTTTGTATCGAAAGCCCATAGCCTTTCTTACAATCTCAAGTTCTTTTTCCCAGAACCTTATGAGAATATCTCTACCGTATTGCAATCTTTCAACCAAAGTTTTTAGAGAGATAAAATTATTTGTAAATCCACCACCATTATTAGCCATACCCGTCAGTGTAGGTGGAACGCCAAGACCCGCATATATACTGTTAAGAACAGAAGTATACTTTTCAGAACCAAGAAACTTATGGACATCAGTGCTAGACTCCATGAAAGATAATTCTGGACCCCAAACTAATTCCATTGTTCCACCGCCAACATTGCTAGATAGTATATCTCGTAATTTATTAATTGCGGCTTTGTTGGGAAGTATCTTGTGATCTAAGCTACCTAAAGTCCACAATCTTATGTTTGATATAGCTCCATCGAGAGCAGACAAGTCAGCTAACCTCATCTTTTCTAGCATAATGATATCATCTAGTATGGCGTAAATCATAGGATTTGCCCATTGTCTCCAATCGTCTTTCTTGTAGTGGAACATACAGATACGATCTGGATCTAGAGGAATGTCTTTATCACCTCTTTTTAGGCTCTGCTTGACAGGAACTGGTAGAGTTTCAAGAACATTATTTGGAATATCACCAGCGCTAAACTTATCAAAGAATGAATGTGTGGTAATTGTATAATTTTTAATACCCATAAATAAAGACAGATTTCCATCTTTATTTTTTACAGTCAATGGATTGAAAAAATTATATCTCCAAGGTATTTCATTTTTTTTAGGGTCTGGTACTTCGACTTTAATATCGGAAGACAGAGCTTTCATGTAATTGCTAAGTTGAGGAGTAACATTAGCGTAACTTCTATAAATGATAACATTTCCAGTTTTATAAAGATTATTTAAAAATCTTTCTGATCTTTCCTTACCGTTCACATTGCGAAACCATTGTTGATAGAACTTTTCAACACTCTTGTCTCTGTGAACTATATGAATGCCCTGACTTCCGAAATCTCCCATCAAATCAATGATATTACGAATAATTCCAACTTTTTCATATGCGTCCATGCACATTTTAATAATCCTACGCTGCTGATTAGGCACAGCCTCATCTGGTCTAAATGCATAGTAATCGTTAGCGTTAAATCCGGGCCTAACTGAGCGATTGGGTTCAATATCTATAAAGTGTCTGTAATGACTGCCTTGAGATTTACCAAGACCAGCGTAAGAATCAACAGTGTCTGAGAATTTAGAAAAAGCCTCCGCTTTACCAGCAGAGTCTCCTTCAGACCAAGTAAACATTTCACTATCACTCATAATTTAACCTCAATCGGATTGTAATTGGATTATACTTATCAATACACATTTTTCATGTTATCAGCGAACCAACTAGGTCCATTGTACAGCTTTTCATCGGTTTTTTGTTTATGACCACCAGTTGCGAAACCACCATAAAATTCATATTCAGCTTGTGTAGGAGTTCTCTGTAAAACTCTAGCAGACATGTTAGCCATTAGAAGTGCAGAGTATCTATCTTTACGCATTTTACTCTTTCTGCCAGTTCCCACAACGACCTGTGGGGTATCCCATCTATCTCTGCCTGAAGTTGTTTGTGTCATCTGTATCATAGAAAGTTCATCTTTCAACTCTTCTATGTCTAGAACGCACTCTTCTAGAGTATCAAACATTCTAGCCTTAGTATTATCCTCATGTTCTGATATTGTAAAAGTCAAAGGATCGAAAGCTGGAAACAGTAAAGCTTTATCTTCAAAGTCTTTTCTAAGACCGTGATTCGCTTCTGACAGCCAATCATACTTAGCGAACTGGCACATTTCCAATATGTGTAACCCTCTCTCTCCGTCTGTATCTTTTTCTTTATTGTCGTCTATGACAGGCCAGATTGGTATTTCACCGTCTTTAATTTTATCATTATCATGAAGAGACTCCATTACAGCAACGCCACCACCTTGAGCATCCATAGCTATATGTATACATGGAAATAGTTTCATCAAGTCTCTAATTTTTCTAGCGCAGTAGGAGTAAAAATCAGATTCTGAAGAATAACCTTTCTTAACTTTTTCTTTATGTTCAGACCTAGTTGTAGTCCAGCAGTGAACAATTCTTCTATGGTTTGCATTTACCTCTAGTACTACAATGCTAAAATTATCTACTTCAGATGCTGGGTCAACTCCAAATATATATTTTTTATCTTTATCACCCATAAGCACTGCTTCAAAATTTATGACATCTCCATTAGAATTTTTTATTTCGTCCTCTTGACCAACAACACAAGATTCTATAAGTGATCGTTTAAAAAATCCTTGGCTATCCCGTGTAAAGCAAGCTCCATATTCCATTTGATAAATACCAGTGTGGACGGTTGCTTTTGATCTAGCAACTTGGTCTGCATCCATGAATCCTTTAGGTAAAAGTTCATACGGCACACGTATAATTGAATACTGAGTCCAATCAAAATTTTCTGGAGGGTCTTCGCCAAAAACCTCTCTTAACTTAGATAGCTCACCTCGACTTTTTATAATAGATTTCCATTTTTTCCAATAAGTTGCAAAATGATTAAAATCATAATAAGCTGTTCCTGATAAAACAATCTGATTATCTTTTTTAACTTCTTGTATTTCGCTGTTCAGTTCAATTCCCAGTTCTTTAGCCTTTTCTTCAGCAGCCATACGTTTTACATTTTCTACTGGGTTAGAGCTAACAGCTGCAAAACCAGCTACAACATTTTCAAATATTTCTCTAGGTATAGACGCAAATTCGTCAGCGATAATGTCATTAGCACGTTGACCTCTGATCTTTTGTCCATCACCAAGAGGTAGGCAAGTGACTGTACTATCATTTAATCGTAACGTACATCTATCAGTATCTCTTCTTGGTCCACTATCCCCATCGCATATATCTCTTAACATAGGAGAGTTTCGCCATATTGTTTCCATGTATTCAAACAAAACCTTAGACTGTCTGAATGCAGCACCAACAATTACAATCTTACGTTGTGGCAATATTAAAGCCCTTAATATAGCATATAAAGAAAGCATGAAAGACTTACCAAAACCTCGACTAGCAATTAACATTGGAAATTTACGTTCCCATACTTCTTTAAGAACAAGACTTTGAGATGGCAATAATTGGATATTTAGTATGTGATGACAAAAGAATGATAAATATTCTGGCTTAGTCATCAACCAAGCTAAGTGTAGATTGAAATCATCGCTTTGAATATTTAACACGCTCATTGGATTAAATAAATCTGATTCTACAGAATCTAATCCTAGCCACGCTTCGTCAATTTTTTTTAGTTTAGCTTCTGCCATGAGTCTATAATCCTATCTGCAAAACCATAGTGTACAGCGTCTTCTGCATTTAAATACCAATCTCCAGATTTTAATTTTCTTAACAAGAATGTTTTCACTTTTTCCACATCTGGACTACTACCATATTTTTCTTTAAAGAATTTACCACCTATGCAACTTTGTGCATATATATCTATCATCATATCACATATATATTTTTCGTACTTAACCCAATTTTGAACACTTAGGTATTCTCCGCTAGCTCCTGTAGATCCATAATGAGACATAAAATAAGTGTTTGGTGTTATAAGTCGTCTGTCAGCTGCTTGAAATATTATACTACTCATAGACTCTGCTTGACCATAAGCTATAATTGTAACATGACATCTTGACATTTGTATAGCATCATAAATTGCCATACCATCCGACCATTCTCCACCAACACTCTGCATGTGTATCATTATTGGTTTGTCAGACTTTATTTCTAAAGCCCTAATGTTTTTAAGAAAATTGTTTGACATCTTATATTCTACACCCGGATTGTCTTCATCATTAGTTCCGTAGTAGTTGTGCAAGAATATCTCTCTTGTGTCTATATTTGCTCCGTAGTTATGAAGATCATACAACAGGTCTTTATCTGCGTTGTTCATGTCTTCCTCCCTATAGTATACATTTCATTAATCCTTTTGAAAATACTACTTACAGCTAAAAATGCTGTCCGTTTATCACCACAAAATAAAACATGTACATTATTATACAATTCAAATTCTACTAAACATTTTAACATATATCTTCCCGTTATTTTAACAGAAGCTTTGTTTTTAATTGGTATCCTTGTTTCTTCTGGAAACTTAAGTAAATCATCTAAAGAAAATTCTAATACCAAAAACTTAAATGGAAAACTTTCCATCCTAGCTATCTCATTCATAAAGGTTCGTTTTTTAGAACCTAAGTTTATTGCTAACTCTTCTACACATCCTTTTCTTTCAACACATATCTTGTCTTCTAGTCCTTGAATAGAATAATCACCAGTATCTAGCTTTTGATCAACCATACCAGCGCAGGTATTAAACTTGCTAAAATAATATCCGTCTTGCTCACGGGTATCTTTAATAACTGTAAAGTCAGGAGCCTTTTTGTATTTTGCCATTATTTATTTCTCTGAATAATGTTTCGTAGTGGGTTTCTTTTCCTGTTATATTTTTATGACATTTCTTACACAGTGTTATTCCATTAGACGGTTCATACCTTAGAGAAGAAGCGCCAGCCCAAGTTTGTATATGATGTACGTTTAAGTTCTTTTTCGATTTGCAGTTTGGCATTTGACATTTGAATTTATCTCTTTTTAAAACGTCTATTCTAAATTTTTTATAATTTGGATCATTATAGTCTCTTCTCATAAGCACTCTACTTTGTCTATTCTCATAAGCCTTCTTACTTTTCTACAAAATATTCTAGTTTCTATGTCATTGCTTTGTCTAATTAAAGACCTCATTAATCTTATCATTATCTCATAACATGCTTGATCTGCATTTTCTGATTCTAGTATGTAAAGTAAAAAAGGTGAGTTAAATTCACGCAGACCGTATCTGTCCAGTTTTGGATATAAATCTACTAAGTCTAGTGATACTCTATAGTTTGGCATTGATCATTAATTTTATTAAACCTTGTAGGTCGTGCTTTGGTTTCCATCCAAGAACATTATTTGCCTTACTGCAATCACCTCTTAGATAATCTACTTCACATGGTCTGAAGAATTCAGGGTCTATAACTACATAATCCCTCCAGTTAGGAATGTTTACATAATCAAAAGACATATTTAAAAAATCTTCTATAGTATGTGTAGTGCCAGTGCATATAACGTAATCATCAGCTTGTTCTTGTTGTAACATCATCCACATAGCTTCCACGTAATCTCCAGCATATCCCCAATCTCTAAAAGCTTTTAAATTACCTAATCTTAATTTAGGAAAATCTTTTGATTTTCCACTTTTTAAGAAATCACAAATCCATTTAATTATTTTCTGCGTGACAAAGTTCTCACCCCTTCTTGGTCCTTCGTGATTAAATAGAATACCAGCACTAGCGTGAATGTTGTAAGCGTCCCTAAATAGACGAACGCTGTAATGAGCAGCGCACTTGCTGATTGCATAAGGTGAGTTAGGCATGAATTTAGTTTGTTCATTTTGGTATTTACCTCCATTATCATCAACGTCGTAAGAACTACCAAACATCTCGCTAGAGGATGCTTGATAAAATTTAATATGGTTCATTTTCAAATCTACCAAGGACTGTAGAAGGTTTAGGCAACCTTTACCAGTTATATCCCATGTTAGTCCCGGCTGCTTAAAAGAACTTGCTACATGCGACTGTGCTGCTAAATTATAGACTTCATCTACATTATCGTTATCTTTAAATACATTCATGACACTACTGGTATCGGTAATGTCTCCCTCGACTAATTTGAATTTATCATTACGAGACAGATGACTAATTCGTTCCGTAGTGTCTACGCTACATCTTCTAGACACTCCAACAACTTCATAATTTTTCTCAAGAAGTAAGTCCGCTAGATGGCTTCCGTCTTGACCAGTAATTCCTGTTATGATTGCTTTCATTTTTAGTCCTTAATAAATACTTGATATATGTAACTTATTTTCCTCATGTAGAATTTTGTGTTTGTAATGCTTACTTTGCTTGCCATGCCAAGATGCCATAGCTATGTGAACACAGATAGTATCTTTAGATTTGTGCTTATTGGTGTTAAAGTAATTATACCCAGAATCTACAAAAGCGCCCTTTGCTTCTAAACATTTTATTAGAGTTGATTGTGGGAAATTTTTTTGCTTATTATCATTACAGCCAGCCCAAGACATTAATCCACCCGTATAAAACTGTGGCGTGGGTCTAAAATTGCCCTTGCAATTAACAAATATAGATTCAGATATTTCTGAGCTGCCCTGCTCCATTCCAAATATACCATTAGTAATCCACTGAGCGCCGGGGACGGGTATTGTGAGGAAAAGCCTCTTCTCGAATATCTCGTCGGGGAATGGCTTGTAGGCAAGTATGTCGCTATCTACATACAGACCGCCAAACTTGCTGACAATGGCTAGTCGATATATATCAGACATAAATACATTAGCTTTATTAGAATTTTCTGGAAATCGTGATTTAAGTATATTTATACCCCGTAGCGCATTTTCGCTGATTACTGCATTTAAATAGTCTATATCGTCATACGTCCATAGTTTATGTTCCATCGAAGGATTCATGGATCTCATCTTCTTGATGCATTCAACAACCGTTTCAGGCATCAGCTTGCTTCTATCAAGCCATATTTGATGTATAATTTTTGGTATCATTGGATGATATCCTTGTATCTGCCTTTTTGATGAAATCTTTTCACCTTATGATTTCTTATAGTAGAAAAATCGTCTAGTTGAAAAGTATATTCCCTTGATGTAACATATGGTTTACTCTTATCGCCAAAGTGTGTTAATGTGTGATCTAGGCTTCTGTATAGGTGATCTTTTCTTGTAAGAGTCCAAATAAGTTGATGTCTCCACAGTGTTAGATTTTTAAGTATAAGAAATTGATTACAGTATGGCTTTTGTTTTACTCTTATCAAGTTTATAGTTTTATCATCTTCTTTATTCATATCTTCTGCGCTTCTTTTCTTCTCTGAACAATAATGATGGAAAGATAAAATGTCAAAATCAGTTTCATCTATCTGAGGTTTTAATGTAGGTAGATCTGTTAGCAGCTGCCTTCTAAAAACCACATCGTCCTCACATATTGCCACAGTCTCTTGTTTTTTCTTGATAGCTGTATAAATTACATTCAGCCAACTTAATTTATTACCATCAGTTCCTTTACTTCTTTTGATTGCTGGGTATCTCTTAAACTCAGAGTTCATTCCTTTAAATTGTTTTGTGACACTCTCTAGCCTGTCTTCTCTCTCGTCTAAATTAACCACATATATCTCATCTACTAAATCATTGAGATTCATCTTTCGTACCCAAACAATTCAAAATCTTCTTTGTATAGATTATAAACTATATCTTTAGTTTTCTGATTATACATGTCCATAGGATTTATATTTTTGGTGCTAATTGTTTTTGAATATTTATACTTTACTTTTATTCCAATCTCTTCCGCTTCATTGTTGAGATTCTCTTGTCTTAGTATATGATCTACTTTATAACTCTCTAAGTTTGTGTAAAAATGTTGTGGAGAGAAATGACTGACAGAATACCCTCTCCTTAGATTGTGGTTTATACTTGATTCTAAATGTCCAGCAACAAAATCCTCGAATGTGTGTTTTTTAGATTTCCCATTATAATAGTAACATGAAAGTATACGTTCGTAAGGTCTTCTGACAGTGGTTATTGTTTGGTACTTATCAAATGGGATATCTAATATTTTATATAAACGTAGATCCGCATGTTGTAGATAAATTTTATACTCTTTATCCAATCCGAACATTATGTCTCTATCTGCTACTTTTGCTATTAATTTTTTATCAGGTAAATAAGTATCTCTTAACGTATGTTCTAAAGAAGTTCCTCCTGTCTTGCCGGGATGTAATAATATTATTTTTTTATTTTCTATTTTCATTCTTGTTTACTAACCTATAGAATAGATAACAAACGCTTAAATCTACTAAAAGAACAACAGACCAACAAATAAGTATGCTAGGCAATTGCTGCATTTATACCCTCCTCCTTGCATATGTTGTAGTAGTCATCAGTAAAAGCCCCTTTCCTACAAGCTTCAAGATACCAAGGTGGTTCTTGTGCTGCGTAAAATATTCTATGTTGTACAGATTGATTTAATCTTTCTGATCCATTAACTTCAAACTCCCACGGTGTTTCATTTTCTTTAAAACATTTATACATAAAGTTCACATTCCACAAAGACGCTTGCATAGATAGTGTGTATAGACTATACTGTTGTAATCGGAATATATTATTGACAACGTGTGCAGGACTATACAGTTGACTATCTTCATGTATGCCAAATCTATCTGCTTGCCATTCCTCAAATAAATTATAGTATTTTTGAAATGTGTTGTAATCAATTTTATTTCTAAAAAAGTAATCATCTTGCAACCATAGTATATTGTCTGCATTTATTAAGTCTAATGCCCTTTTCACTCCATAGGTAAAATCTGGATTACCTACCTTAATAGTTTCTATGCCATTAAGCATTGGGTCAGCTTCTTGTGTAATTATATATTTCTTTACGTCAATTTCTCTGTCCCAGTATTTATGAAACAAGTAACTAAACCTATTCCATAGATAATGATATTTATCACAAGATCCAATTAATATTGCAAAGTCCATTAGTCCACCACAGTGTCTGGGGTTAAGAAAGGTTGGTCAACAGTCCCGTCTTCATATTGATGTAGGGTAGATAGCCTCTCGCCTTCTTTAATCATTGCCAATCTCATTTTTTCCATCTCTATTCCATATTGTTTCATGAGGTCTGGATCTTGCATCATAGAAGCAACCCAGCTGGTAAAACTTTGTTTACTATCCTCAAGCCTCTTAATTCGCTGCTCACGGGTTCCTTTCATTTCCTTGAGCATAGAACTCTTCTTGGCCTGTAACTCCCTGTAATCACGATTTAGGCTCTCCTGCGCTGCCCTGAGTGAAGCGACCTGTCTTTCTAAGTTAATAATGTTATCATGGTCTTGTTGATCTTTGTCAAGACTTCTTTCTTCTCGTATCAAAGCATCATAACTATTAATCTGTTCAATGTTTTCTTTGTTGCCTTTTAAACATCTATTCATAAGTATTTCTAATTTAATAACATCTACTACTTGTATTTCTTCTGTGGGAAATACATCATCCTTAAACTGGGAAATAATCTTAGACCAATGATATTTAAATAGTTGTAATTCATCAAAAGTAAATTGGGCTTCTAGCTCTATCCAATAAGGGCGATCTTCAAGGGAGTACGCTGCTACCTCAACTTTAGATAAGCCAACCTTTAGTTCGTTCTTAACAAAGTCATTTATAGCATCAAAACTTCTGTCAAGCTTTTTAGCTATATCTTCAACGGTCATACTTTGTATGAGATTTGTAATAGTGCGTTTTTCTTGCTTAGAGAGTCTACCCGTTTTCATCTATGATTCCTTTTATAACTTCAATAATATGTTCACGGCGTTTTTTAGATATATATACGTCACTTAATATTTTTAAGTAATCAGCCCTATATTCAGAAGGTAAGTGTTCATCTATTAATGATTGTAAAGTATTAAAATCAATTTTACGATCTAAGTTATCATCACATTCTTCAGCTATGGAAGATTCAAAGGTAAGTTGTTTGGGGCATAATACATTACGTTTATTTTCATCTTGTCCAACAAAGAAATTATCTCTAACAAAATTTTTAAGTCTATTAGATAGATTGACAGATAGGAAGTTCTCTAAGGGGCGTTTTTGGTCATAACGATCAAGTGCGTCCATACATATAATAAAAGCCTCCTGTTTTATGTCATCCACATCATATCCGTGGAAAGCATATTTAGGGGCTATCCTTCCGACAACAAGTTCTATTTTTTCTATGACCTCTTCTCTGGTCATATTCTTAGGTATATTCATTAAGCCTTTCCGCAAGTTGCTCGAAAGTTAAAGAACGTATTTCACCATTTACACAGGCTAATATAGAATCATTCTCAAGCTGAACTACTTGGGGAAAACCGTTAGAATTAGAATACACAATAGAATGAGGTTCTACAACTAAGTATTCAAATATATTTTGTGGGACATAGTTATTTGCAATGTATGTATTATCTACTTCAAAAAATTCAAGTGGGCCATCGTGGAAAATAGGTTTATAATTTTCTTCCCAATAAAAAGGTTCATCTCTAACTAAAATGAAACCATCTTTATCTTTAACTAAATGACCAATACCTCTTTCTGCTCTCTCTAATCCGTCTCTTTTGCATATAGAAGATAGTTGGTAAAAGAATTTATCTTTAAGAGTTACCACATCAATAAAATCTAGGTATTGATCTTTATCACTTACCTTGATCGCATCACCGCCTAATAGTCGCACATTAGAAGTTTGAGGTATAGTCTGAAAGGTCTCAGTTGCGACTTGGCTTGGTATCTTCAGTTTCCTGTTCATCTAATAGTTCCTGTAGTGGGCGATCCTTTTGGGCCAAATCTTTCATGAGCTGTTCACGCAATCCGGCTGTAGCTCTACAATCTAATTGGCAATCTAATTGTTCTTTATCATTCATATTGTTTCTCCTATCATCATTATACACGCTTTATAACAAAAATACCAACCTGATGCAGCAACAAGGGGCGATGTTGGAGGATTGGGTAATACATATTATTTGGATATTTAAATCGTGAATGAACCACCGCCCCCTTTTTGGGGGGGGAGCGGCAAAGCAGCTGCGAAGATAAAACCCCCCTATAGAGGTATAGAAGCATGTATTGTCTTATAATGAGACAGAATAGCGCTATAGCTGCAAAATATACTGTACAGACTTACACTGTGTAGCAAAATGCAATGCAAAATGCTACACTATGTAGCAAAATGCAAACCGTGTTTTATAATGAGAATACAAAAAAGCCTATAAAACAAGTATAAAAAGTTTTTTAGAGTTTGGCACGCCGATTGCATATATATATAGCTATAAGAAAGAAAGTTTTTAACCCTTAAAGAAAGTTTTTATCATGTCAAACAATTTTGAAATCTATTACGTTACCGATTGCTGTGGATCATACGTTCACTCGGATGCTCAGATCTGCCCTGATTGCCTTGAGCATTGCGAAGTTATTGAGGAGCGTGTCGATTTTGACGATTCAGAATCGGTACACTTTCAGGCATCGCTTGATTTTTACGGGGCAGGCTAATGCTGCTCTTTCAATCTGTCGATATATATATTAGACTCAGGTATTCACTCACTAGGAAACAATACAATGCGACGCAAAAAAGCACTTTCCTCAAAATTCCGTCAAATGGTAATTACCCGCGACAATGGCAGATGCCGTGCTTGTGGTATCGGTGACGTTGATAGTCTCGAATGCGATCATATCGTGCCAGAGTCGCAAGGCGGGCAAGATACACTAGGAAACATGCAAATCCTGTGCCATACGTGCAACAATCGCAAGGGTAAAACGAACATCGGAGAATTGCCAGTACGCCCCCCTGTGGAGGGGTTCGGTGATTACAGTGAGGTTATGCAAGCTAGGCAAGATTTCCTGATTATGGTAAATGACGCAAGGCAGGCAGAGATCGACGATCTGGCAAAACAGGTAAAACAGTGGAGACAGGCAGGCACGAAGGGTTGGGTAATTCGCAACCGACTAGGCAAGATAACCACAGCAGGCAAAGCAGAGAAGATACTGAAGATGAGCAACTAGGGCAAGCGGGGTGTCCTACGCGATCCCCTCCCATACAGGTAGTATAGGGGGTCTGCGTAGGATGGGGTGTGTATCACCCCATCCGGCAGGATCATAGGTAAATAGTCAGTCAGCAGCGGTCAGCGGTCAGCGGTCAGCGAAAAAATATACTTGACAGATTAAAGTTTAGATTGTAGAATGTCGATATACTTAATAAGGAGGAAAGTTATGAGAGAATCAGACCAAGAATTGCTATTGATTGTTGTTGTGTTGTGTGTTATAGTTGTATCAGTGTTCAGCAGTTACACCCCGTGCATTTAAGGAGAATAGAATGTACAATTTTGAATACTTTGCAGAGTTGGAATCATACGAAGCACGATCAGAATATGAGGAGTGGTTGGACGAGCAAGAAGATGAAATGGTAAGATTGCACGAACAGGAAATGTCGCCGGAGGTAGTAGAATGAACGAATACAACGAACGATCTTTATATGATGTGCTTGACAAGTTCACCACAGATAAGTTACAATGCTATTTGTTGGCCTGTCAAGAATACAAGTATGATGACGAGGTACGTGTAGCCGCCAACATTTTACGAGTACGATTTATCAACGGAGAATAATCATGAGCATTTTTGACAGTCCAGAATTTGACAGCATCCTAGCAGGTATCGTTTATGACAGTCGGGTACAGTCGCCTGATTGTGACGTTATCGAATCTATCGAAGTAGACGAGTGGGAAGATGACGGACAGCCAACCCACTACGAAGAATGTCAAGACTTATACGGCGGCGATGATTACGATGATCAATGGATTATAGAGGAGTTCTAATATGGGATTAATTGAATTAGATTTTCAGTCTATCGTTATAGGATATATGATAGGCGTGGCGTTGATGTGGTCAATTTGTGAAACGTTCTATGGAGAGAACAATGAACAGAGAACAGAAACGGATTCTAAAAATACTCGGCCTCGCTATGATCGCAGGTATCATATGCTGTACGGTGATCCACCTGAATGAATGTCCACCAAAAACTCCTTGCTTTGATTTACCCCAATCCCCCTCATAGGGGGTGCGGGGCGCGCAAATCGCGTGTAAGTCCTTTGTCAGTATAGACTTACGTTTTTTTCTATAATTATATAAAGTATATCATATGGAATGTCGATATATACTATATAAGGAGAAAAACTATGTTTACAACAATTATGATATTGAGTATGTTCTGTGGTTATGAAGGTTACGATAATGGCAAGTTATACGTTGGTATTTATACCCCTAAATGTGAGTATGGATACGTGATAAAAAATAATGAGATTTATCTTGACAGCGTATATGAGAAAGACTACAATATAAAACATAAGGAGTAAGCAAATGAAAAACCGAGATTATTACAACTGTGTCTTTCCTGAAAAACGTCCACGAAGTGTCTGGGTTGTTTATGACACCCACGGCAGTAAGATCGGAGAAGTTGCCGCCATGTCAGAAACTGAGGCGAGACAAAAGGTAGCACAACATGTTATAGTACCGTTCAGACTTTCACACATTGAGGAGTAATCATGCAAGTTAAAACTAAAGTAAATCCACTGAAACTAAATGAAACACGATTTGAACACGAAGCACACAAGCAAGGTCGATATATCAAGCGGTACTATTTCAGCAACGGGCTTGGTGCTAGTGTCGCATGTCACAGTGGTACTTATGGCGGTCACGCTGGATATTTTGAGGTTGCTATTCTTCAGTATCCTATCGGCACAGACGGAGAGATCACGGCTGAACTGATTTACGACACGGAAATCAATAAGCATCTTGGCTGTGTGGATGTGATTGGGTGGCTTGACTTCGGCGGTGTAGACGCTATACTAAAACAGATCAGGAACTACAACACAGGAGAATATTGCTATGACAAATAAAGAATACAACGGATGGTATAACTATGAAACTTGGATGGTAAATCTGTGGATGGACAACGATCAAGGATCGCATGAGATGTGGCGAGAACATGCCAGAGATTCCATTGATGCAGACGAAGGAACCAACTGGTTTTATTTTGAAGATAGACTGAAAGAATATCTTGAAATGATCCATGATGATGTGGATAATGGCATACCGTGTGGGTTGGTTCACGATTTGTTAGGTGCTGCGATCTCTGAAGTAAACACGCGAGAGATTGCCATGTCATGGATTGAAAACGAACTCGAAAATGCGGAGATTACAGAATGAACGGATACGAATTACTAGCACAATTTGAAAAAGAGATCAAAGAATGTTTCACTGTACCTAATCACTGGCTACCGTTAGAATTTCAAGATCAGAGAACCGATTGTGTTTCGCTCGCAGACGTAGAGCGAAAGTGTGACGAGAGAGACCGCTGCACGTTGTCAAGTTTTGAAGAGGAATCTATTGAACGTGCAAAGCGTGTGCAGATCTACAGAGAACAGATCGAGCGGGGAAGGGAGATAGAGTATCTCCCAATCCGCTAGGATCATAAGTAAATAGTCAGTCAGCGGGGCGCGCCGGTCAGCGCTAAGTCTATATCTGATAAGGACTTAAAAAATATTAAATAATTGTTGACATATGGACGATATACTGTATAGTAGAGAAAAGGAGACAATCATGTTTACAGAACAAGAGAAATTAGAAATCACTATTGACGGCCTTCGTAATGGTGATATATTTATGAATGAAGATGGTATTCCAGTTGATGAGTGTGGCGACCCTATATTTGAGGATGACCAATGAAAAAAGTATATCAAGAAATCCTAATGCAATTCTGCGTAGATGACGATGTAGATATAGACGAAGTATTATTTGAAATGGATATTGACATCAAGGATGTAACTGGTAAAACATTTAGTGTTGATTGGCAATACAGAGACACAATGGTAGAGGAACGATGAACATATTTGTATTAGACGACGATCCAGC